TCGCAAAAGGCGCTAGAGTAGAATTGATTTCAGGTAAAGTTACTTGAAGGTAAGTTCTATAAGCAAGGTCACCGTTTCTCGCAAGGGTGCATGTTACACGTCTTCCGAAATCCGCTTGACCGTTGAATGTTTGTTCTATAGATTCCATCGCAAAATTAGTATGACGACGATAAGTTACTTTCCAAAATGTAATTTGTGGATTGCCAGTAAGATAAACATCTTGGGCGCCATAGGCTACTAATTGCATCAATCCTCCACCCATTCTATATTATTACAAAAGAAAAAAAAATATAGAATTATACCTTATTCTTCAAATAGACGTATGATGAGTTATAAATGTCTTAATATAGTCTTCTTCAAATATTTGTTTGTCATTCTCATGCTTTTTCGTAAAAACATATTTACGTGCAATTTTTGTTACGGACCAACCGTCTTGTAATGCGCTATATATAAACTTCATCTTTTGTAAGGTGTTAAAGTCAATGTCTTGTGTAATATGTCTTATTAATTGTATTGTATTATCCTCCATTGTAATATATATGAAACAATAATTTATAATAATTAACGTTTAATCTAATATTGTATTAAAAACTATACCAATATTAGATTAATGTCTTTTAAAATCAAACCAACTAAAACGTTACAAGTCCCAGTTAAATATAATACAACCTTAGATATTAAACATAAGTCCATTTTAGAGAAAATCAAATACGAGGAAGATATTGTTTTGCCTAAGTTACATACTGAAAAATATAAGTTAAAAACAGAATTAAAACATACAGACAATATTGAACTACAAACTGAACTACAAGACAAAATACATTCTATTTCCTCTAAAATAAAAAAATTGCGTCACTATAAATCAAAATACTACCTTGATAATTCAAAATATATATTTGATTATTATGAAAATAAAAAGATTGATTCTGAAGGTAATTGTAATGTTTCGTCTAAAACGTTGAATACATTCTTTAATATAAAGGACCCCCCCTCCATAGTACAAAACGATATATTACCCAATGCACAAAAATATCTTGCAAATGTGGATGATGCATTCCTAGACATTAACAAGTTTATAAATCAAACGGACATTTGTAATCATTGTAATAAAGGCGAACTTATATTCATTGAACACGAAGGACTATGTGTATGTAACATGTGTTTTGTTAGCGTACAATATCTAATTGATAATGAACGATGTAGTTACAAGGAACCACATAAAGAAATATGTTTTTATGCCTATAAGCGTATAAATCATTTTAGAGAAATTCTTGCACAGTTTCAAGCAAAGGAGACTACCCAAATACCATCTAAAGTGATAGAAGACATTGAACAACAAATGAAAAAAGAGCGTATTATTCTTATACAATTGACCAATCATCGTGCTAAAACCATATTAAAAAAATTAGGATATAATAAATATTACGAACATATCCCTTATATAAAAGATAAATTGGGAATTAAACCTCCTATAATGAAACCTGAATTGGAACAACGATTGTGTAGTTTATTTATGGAAATACAAACACCCTATGCTAGATTTTGTCCAGATGTACGAGTAAATTTCTTAAATTATTACTATACCATATATAAACTGTGCGAATTACTAGATGAAACCGATTTTTTACCCTTTTTTCCAATGCTAAAAGATAGATATAAACGGATTGAGCAAGATGAAATATGGAAAAAAATATGCAATGAATTAGATTGGGAATTTATACCGACTATATAATTATCGTGGGAAACCTACTAGATTTGCGCCTATACCAAAGCCGGCACCACTTCTCGCATTTACACCCATACTAGGAATATAAGTATCCAAAATACTGAATGTAGCCGCTGCAGTCAATGCAATGAGTGCGATTTCATCTAAATTAATACTTTTTTTAGGTATCGCAAATGCGGCAATGGCTACCATTAGACCTTCCACTATATATTTAATTGCACGCTTAAGTAATTCATTAAAATCTACGCCCGAAATATTCATTATAGAGTAGTAAAAGAAAAAAAATTTGTATGAAATTAATACTTAAAGATTTCTTAATATCCAATATATATGTCTTCTAAACGTCAGAATGCGCGTCTCATAAACGGTTCTCCTAATCCAGAGTATATTGATTTATTAGAAGAAGACCGTGCCTTGGCAGGACAAAAATTCGCCTGTGTCTCTTTTATATCCCCTGAAAATATAATAGAAGATAAACGTCAATTTTTTTTCAACGAGTTTATTAAACAATGGGAATTATCCAAATCTATGGATAAGTTTACACAATTTATTAAATTTTTATCGTATAAGTATAAATGTTCATTTGAAGATATGATGAAAGATTTAGAAGAATTTGTTTCAACTGAAAAAGATGCATTATTTGCAACTACATTATCGGATGAATATAAAACGTTCATGGATAAACATGAAGATAGATTACAAAGTCTATACGACGAATCCGTTGATTTTCAAACCAATACCCGCGGAATCAAAATACGTGGGTCTTTTTCTACACAAGGTGAAGCAGAACTACACGCTAAAAGTTTACGCGAAAGTGACCCGTCTCACGATGTATTTGTTGGACCGGTTGGATTGTGGATGCCATTTGACCCCGAGTCCTACAAAACAGGTAAGGTAGAATATTTGGAAGAGGAACTAAACCAACTCATGCAAGAAAAACATAAAAATGAATTTAAAGCTAAACAACATTTTGAAAATCGTGTGCGTACTACAAAACAAAAAGCATTTGAAGACAACTTGAAAAAGGCAAGTGAAAGTGGTAATAAATTAACACAAACGATGAACGACCAAGGAAATCTCGTGTCGTCTCGTGATGACCCTACCCATGAGTTGTTTGAACATGAAAATATCTCAACTAAACATGACTCTTAACTCCATTTGTTTTTTTTAACGTTGATATGAGGACCTTTTTTACGAGCAGTTGCAGGGTCATAGGCTACTATATTTTCATCATCACTCTCTATACCTTTGGATAATTCCCAAAATTCATTTGAACCCAGTTTAAATGGTCCATGAGGTTCGGCTCTATACCAAAATATTTGGTCTTGTAAACGATTGCTCTTGGAATTATTGTTTATGACTAAACATTCATAATTTTCAGTACATTGGTCCATAATTTGTGAAAAACTTTCAAAGGTTGGAAACATTCCCGCATAATTTTCATGAATGATTCTACGGTTTTTTATATAAGGCTCACGTAATATGAAGACATAATCTATATTGGTTCTAAGATTGGGAGGTATGCCTAATGGGTATTGCATTGTGATGATAAGCATTATTTTCCAGTGACGCCCATTCATAAATAATAATCTCATCATTTTATCACGTGTCCATGATGCATCGTATAAACAGTCGTCTAATATAACAAACGCACGCGAATCAATCGTACTTCGCTTGTATTGTTCAAGTTCTTTTCTTACCTGTTTAAGAACTTGTCGTTGCCGTTTTAATATATTTTCAATGATGGATATGTTATATTCATCATGAATAAACAATTTAGGAATATGTTGGCAATAAAATCCATTTCCAGCTTCTGTTCCTGATATGACCGTTCCTATGGGTATATCTTGATGATGGTATAATAAGTCCCTTACCAGATAACTTTTACCAGTATCTCTACGTCCAATCAATACTACCACTGGTCCTTTATTTTCATCTGGTTTAAAACTAATGCTATTCATATTGAATTTACCAAGTTCTAGTTCACGTGACATTGTGAATAATTGAGAAATTAAAGAATTATATACACCGCAAGAATGGATAATTAGTTTATATATGTAATTAATTATATAATCACTGTTTAATGGAATTTACATATATAAAACCAAATCATACTGTTTTATTTCAAAGTGTTCTAGACGTCATGGGTGTTAAATCTCCACAAAATTATATACCTATATACAATCGGTTTTTTTCATTGACTCCTAATAATTACAATACAATTACGTTTAACCATACACGTTCCTTGTACGAAGTAAAGAATAAAGTTACTACCAATATATTTAACTGTACGATACAAACCGGTAAGGTACAAGAAGAACAGGACGTATATTTTAAATATAGTCCATTGTTAGACCCTTTAAAATATATAGTTGGACGATATAAGGAATATGATATAGGTTGTTTACCTCAATATACGTCGTTACAAGAACATGCAAAATGTCGTGATTCCAATAATTCTGCTTATATTGACGGTATGTTCAATTATTTATCCAATCAACTTTTACATCATTATGGTTTTTTTCATGGATTAGAATTTTACGGTTCTTTTATTGCCATGAAGAACACCTTTGAATGTGATATTTCAGATGATATAGAATATATAGCACAATCGGATTTTTTTAATCAACACAATGATACGTTATTTCATATCAATATTCCTATAACGAAACAATCTCCTAAACGAAGCCGAGGTAATAAACCTATTCTGGATATTGGGGAAGTCATAGACATTCCTTATGATACGATGGACCCCTTAAAGATATCCGTTCCGATTGAAACTGAATTAGAATTATTGTATTTAAATGATACACTTTCTACCGAAGAAACCTCACTCAACAGTGAATGCTCTTCCGTCTCTTCTAAAACAGAAGAGTCTACCTCAGACTCCTCTTCCACGAGTGGTTATTCCACGAGTGGTTATTCCACCATCGTGGAAGAAGATGTCCTTGCAACTCTACCGAATTTCCCTGTACATGTGATTGCGATGGAAAAGTGTGTAGAAACATTAGACGATTACCTTATCCATCACAAAGAAACCATAGGGGAAGACGAATGGCGTTCTATATTATGTCAAGTGGTCATGTCCTTACTGGTATATCAACGAACCTTTCACCTTACACACAATGACTTACATACCAATAATATTATGTATACCCATACCCATCATACCTATCTTGTATATACATGGAACGGGACCACCTTTAAAGTTCCAACCTTTGGAAAAATATACAAAATCATTGATTTTGGTAGAGCCATTTATCGCTTTCGTGGACGTATCCTTTGTAGTGATAGTTTTCATCCAAAAGGAGATGCCGCTTCACAATATAATTGTGAACCGTATTTAAACAAACATAAACCCATCCTAGAACCAAACTTTAGTTTTGATTTATGTCGTCTAGGGTGTTCTTTGTTTGATGTTATATCCGAAGATATAGATTATACTAGCGTAAAAGATACAGATAATACACACCGTATTATACTAGAATGGTGTCAAGACGATAAAGGACGAAATATTTTAGTGAAACAAAATGGTGAAGAACGATACCCTGACTTTAAACTATATAAAATGATTTCTAGAACCGTTCATAATCGTACGCCTGAAATGGAAATCAAAAAATCTTATTTCTCAACGTTTATAACACAAGAACCGTTGGATACAACCTTACCAACGATACACGTAAATGATTTTTCAAGTTATATAAATTAAGAATTACAATAATATATATATATATATATATATGGCAACGCTTGGTCGCAATGACCATAAAATGGATGTAGGAGAGGAAGGTATTGTATGTAGTTGGCCCGGAGGAAGAACTTATACCATACCATGGAATCAATGTTTAATGAGTACTGGGAAACAACCTATGAATTTAAATGACTTAACACAAGACCAGAGATACCATATTGCCTCAGATATGATAAAGGATGGGTCAAATTCAAAATTATTTAGATACTTATTTAAAAGAGCATGGCCGAGTCCGAATCCAGCTGATTATACGGGATCTCTCAATAAAGATTTTTTAGATATGTCTAAGAATAATTCCTTAGAGGTACACGCCGACAATCTAACGACTATAGAATGGAATGCTTCAGGACCAGCTAGCACCGTTCCAACCCATATTGTTGGGGTAACCCGTGATTGTGGAATTTCATCTAGCACGATTGCTCCATTGGCATATTCAATCACAAGTTTTGCTACTGCCTTTGATACTGCAACCAAATCTGCGGGTAAAGTATGGCCACCACAAGGTGAAACCATTATATTGACTGAAGGGTTGTTTAAGGCGTTTGGTTATCCCGCTGGTATGTATCTCAAAGCAACCACGCTCTCTAACGAGGTATGGACATTTGAACTCATAATGTTTGGGAGAACCTTTAAAGGTAAAACCGACAACGAAAATATAGATTTTGTTGAAT